AAGAAAAAAGATATTGTTGCAATAAAAAAACTACTGAAATCGTTTGAGGATGTTTTAAGATACAATATGCTGGAAGATGACTTTGTTGATTTTAAAAAGGAGGTATAGTATGGCAGTAAAGGATTTTATTTCACAACTAATAAAGGAGTCTGACAATGATATGGCGTCGGTTGTATCCAGCGGTATTGTTGGCGATTGTTCTAGTTTTTTGTCTACTGGATCGTTTAGCCTCAATGCTCTTTTAAGTGGGTCTATGTATGGTGGTGTTCCATCAAATAAAATATCATGTTTTGCTGGTTCAGAGGCTGTAGGTAAAACTTTTATTACTCTAAGTATTGCAAATAATTTTCTTAAAGAAGATAAAGATAACATTGTAATTTATTTTGAGAGTGAAGGTGCTTTAACAAAAGATATGATTGAAGAACGTGGTTTAGACACAAATCGTATTGGGTTATTTCCTGTAGCTACGGTTGAGGAGTTCAGAACGCAGTGTGTTAAAATTATTGAAAATAGTAAACGCAGTAAAGGTAAATTGATGATATTTCTTGATTCACTTGGTAATCTTTCTACAATGAAGGAAATGGGAGATGTGGCGAGTGGTTCTGATAAAAGAGATATGACACGGGCACCAATGATTAGGGGTACATTTCGTACCCTTGCTTTAATGTTAGCTAAACATAATATTCCATTGATTCTCACCAATCATACATATGATGCGATTGGTAGTATGTTTCCGAAAAAAGAAATCTCTGGTGGAGGAGGAATTAAGTATGCAGCATCTACTATTGTTACTTTAGGAAAACGAAAACATAAAGATGGAACAGATGTTATTGGTAATATTATTAAAGCAAAATTAGTTAAAGGTAGAATGACTAAAGAGGAATCTGTTATTGAAATGATGTTAGATTATGACAAGGGACTAGATAAGTATTATGGTTTAGTACCGATAGCAGAGAAGTATGGTATTTTTAAGAAGGTGTCAACAAGATATGAAACACCTGTAGGGAAGGCATTTGAGAAAACTATAGTGAATGATCCAGAAAAGTATTTTACAGAAGATGTTATGAAACAACTTGAGAAAGCTGTATTTAAGGAGTTTAATTATGGTAGTAAAGAGCAACCAAAGGACGTTTAATGCTTGGATAACATATCAAGCAATACATGCACATTTTACTAGAGAGTATGATTACTTTAAGTATAATGGTAAATTGAATATGAATGAATATTCAATGGAAAAACAATTTATGAAGTATGAGGGTGGAGGATCACATTCCGCCCAAAGAACAATTTTTTCTAATCTCGGAAAGGCTTTCGAAAGCAAAGAAGATTTAATATTCTTTTATTTGTCACAGGTTACTAATAACGTACCATATCCATCTATGTTTGATAGTGATTTGTATGAGGAATATAAAGAGAGAATGAATAATTTCCATTTTCATTTAAAACGTGATACTGAGGAAATTTATACGCACATGGGGGAGTGGGATAAAACCTTCGATGAAATGTTTGTTGCAAAGGGGATTAATCATCCGTCAATATTAAAAATGGCATTAATACAGACTATATCATTAGAAACCTTTGCTGTGTTGGATATTGTATTAAATTTTATCCCTAATATGGAAAAACAATTAATCGATCCAGCTTCAAAGGATTATTTGAAATTAGTAAAAAATTATAAACCATTTTTATCCATTGGTGTTGATAAGGAAAAGAAAATAATAATGGATGTTTTAAATAAAGGGTAATATGCGAACGGAAACTTTGATATTAGAGAATTTAATTCATAATGATACCTATGCGAGCATTATTGGTATTTTTCTTAAAGAAGAATATTTTAAGGATGCCGCTGAAAAAATTATATTTAAAGAAATACAAGAACATCTTACTGAATATCATAAACCACCAACAGTGGAATCACTATCTGTAAAACTTACAAATAGGGATGATTTAAATGAAACAACATATAAGAATTGTTTGGATATTTTAAAAGCGTATAATAAGAAAACAGATGATGAAGAATGGTTAGTACATGAAACTGAAAAATGGGCAAAGGATCAAGCTGTATATAATGGTATTGTAGATTCTATTGCAATTTTAGAAGGTAAAGATCAAAAGACTTCTAAAGATGCAATACCAGAAATTCTTACAGAAGCGTTAGCTATTTCTTTAGACCAAAGTGTTGGTCATGGTTATATGGAGAATGGCGACGATCGTTGGGAATTTTATCATAAGAAAGAATCAAAAATTCCATTTGATATGGTAATGATGGATAAGATTACTAATGGAGGAATTTCTCCAAAAACCCTTACGGTATTGCTTGGGGGAACTGGTGTTGGTAAAACATTAGTTAAAACACATTTGGCTTGTCAGTATATGAAACAGGGATATGATGTTTTATATATTACTATGGAAATGGCGGAAGAAAGAATAGCAGAAAGAATAGATGCAAATTTAATGGACATTGATATTGACCAATTACATGTAATTCCAAAAGATAGTTTTCAGAAGAAATTAGAGAAATTAAAAATTGGTAGATTGATTGTTAAAGAATATCCAACAGCTGGTGCTCATGTTGGAAACTTCCGGGCTTTAATAAGAGAATTAAAAATTAAGAAAGATTTTACTCCAAAAGTCATTATATTAGACTACCTAAATATTTGTGCATCCAGTAGAGTTAAATGGGCGGCAAATATGAATACTTACATTTATATTAAGTCTATTGCTGAAGAGATTAGAGGTTTAGCGGTTGAATGTAATGTTCCTATTATTACAAGTTCTCAATTGAATAGAGAGGGGTTTGGTAGTAGTGACCCTGATTTAACTAATACATCAGAAAGTTTTGGATTGCCAGCTACTGCTGATTTAATGATGGCGATTATTGCTAAAGATGGAGATCCGGGTAGTAAGAATCAAATCCTATTTAAACAATTGAAAAATCGTTATAGTGATTTATCTATGAATAGTAAATTCTTGGTTAATGTTGTTAAAAAGAGGATGAAATTGGAGGATATTGAGGAGGATGCACAACCGGTTTTGGCGGGTGATAATAGCGGTAAATATTATCAAAAGAAGGCAGAAGCCAATACTGAGGCTAATCCATTCACATTTAAGATTACCCCTAAGCTCAGAAAAGTAGACGATTGGAATATATAGTGTGTTTAAATATTATAAATATATAAGAATATGACTGATAAAATTAAGAAATTATTTATTGATGCGAAGGCAAAAGCTGAGAAAAAGCGAGAAAAACCTGCTGAAGGTTCTCTACTTAATATCAAATTAACTAACGCAACAGATCACTACACAATATGTCCGTTTAGGTCAATTGATGCTAATGATTGTCCATTATGTGTATTAGAAAATCTAGATCTCTAGGAGAAGTATGAAACCGTTTAAGAAATTTATTGAAGATAAAGAATTAATTGAAAAAATTAATCCTGATACTAAATTTAGTGGTAATACTATAGCTAAAATCTATGAAGGTTGTGTTTATATAGTAGCAAGACTTAGCGGTTCTAATATAAAACCAAAAGTTGAAGATGTTAAAAAAATAATTAAAGAAGATGAATTTGATAAGTCAGATGATAAAGCATATTCTTTTTTTACAGAAACTTTAAATGGTAAATCTCAAGAAGCTAAAAATGAATTATTAGATTTTATTTCAAGTATTGGTGGTCCAGTTAAACAAATAAAAGGTGGTGGTGGTTGGGGTTCTAGTGTTAGTATAATATGGGATAGTATAAATGATTTTTATTACAAAGTAATGCCAGATGAATATGCTGGTCTTAAAACGAAGGATAACACAGCAGATATTGTTTTTATATGGGGAACTACCGAACAAGATTTTGCTGATAGTTTATTATCTATAAAAGAAGAACCACTTCTTGGCTCTATTAGCTTTGATAAAAATGGACTTTGTGAACTTGAGTTTGATGGAAAAAAGATATGTAACTTTGTTCAAGTTTCTTTAAAAAAGGGGGAAGGTGATGCGAGGATTGGTAGAGTAACTACTTTATTGAGAACTCGAGGAGAACTTGGTCAACCTACTAAGTCAGAAAGTTATGATTTACATAATTTTGATTTTGGTGATAATATTGAACTGAGTGAAGGTCTTTTAAGTTTTATAAAAGATAAGATAGGTGATATATCTGATTATGTTAAAATGGGTGTTTCTAAAATAAAAGGATTTTTATTTAAGAAATTTAAAAAATGGTCTGATTTTCTATCTAAAAGTTTAAAGTCATTTCTTAAAAGTGATAAGTTAGTTAAGAGTATGAAAAGTTTAAATCAGTTAGCTGATAATATAGATTTAAATGAGGCAAAAGAAAAAGGAACAAAAATAACACCAGCGTTTAGAGAAGAAATGGGAAAATTTTCTTCTCTTTTAACAAAGACGGGTATTCAATCAGAATTAAATAATATTACTTCAAATGTTTCATCAATAAATAGTAGATTTGATAAAGAATTTATTAGTGTTAAAGGTGATGGTATAAATTTAAAAATTCCAATTGTTGCATTGAATAAAAAAGTTAAAAAATGGCTTAAAGATTATAAAGCTGGAACTTTATTAAAAAAACCATCACCTGCTAGAAAAGCATATAAAGAATTTAGTTCTCCTTTATTCTTAACTATTGGTAACTACTCTGCTTATGCTACAATTAATATTATGTTAAATAATATTTTAAAAGATTCTAAAGATATAAAATCTTTAACTAAAGCATTGGTTACACAAAATGCCTTGTTAGATGCAGAAGCAAAATTTGGAACTACTAATTTACCATTGTGGATTGTTTATGGTGGTGAAAAGGGTACAGTAAAATTATTAGGCACGAAGGGTGAT